GCGGATAACAACCGAGAATGATCCGTAAGGACTGGTTGTTGTGGTGGAAGGACGAATCTTTTCAATAGAAACTTTGCAGTTCTTATGTAGCCACTCACCATGACCGCGACCGATAAGACGGAATAGCTTTTGTGCATTTTGTGGCTCATAGCTGCTAGCAGTTTCAGTATCCTGTCCGATAAACCAGCCTGCGATTGCTTCTTGAGAACGGACACCCTTCATGTTAGCGGGGCCGGAGTTGGAAGAACCAGACATTAGACCTGCAATGATACCAACTCTGATGCCGCTTAAGTTCTGGTCTAAAACTTCCTGTTCGAAAGTTTCACCTAGCCAGTAATCGACAAAAGAAGATGCTGGATAGAAACTACCGGCATCAGAAGCCACCTGTGGGTTGGTGTTGAGAACATCACGGATATAATGATCAGTAGAATCAGGATTTAGGTTAATTGTTTTCTTAACATCAGTTCCGCCAGAGCCACTAATCTGGATTACAAAGTTGCCATTGGTATCACTCTCGATTAGAGTAGAAGATGCAACAACCGCAGGGGAAATGGGGCCTTCCGGGCCGGCCAATGCACCAGAAAGCTGAACTGAGCCACTCTGGACATAAATAACAGCGGCTAGCTGTAGAGAATTATCGCCAACGAAATTACCAGTAGAACCAGAAGGGCCGACAAACAAGCCATAAGCTCCACCAGCGGTAGCTCCATTAGCTAGGTCAACATTATTTGTTTTCCAACCAGCACGGCCAGCAGCGGTGCCATCGTTATTGGTTGATTGCTGTCCGAGCAAACGAACATAAGTTAAAGGAGCGACATTTGAGTTAAGGAAAGCACGAGCAGCATAAGTGCCGTACATTGGAGACTGATAGTTGCCCTCACGATAAACATCATCGCCAGCACTTCCCGGCACAGTATCACCGAACATCTCTACAAACTCAGAGTAAGACTGAACGGTAACTGGTTGCATCGCCAAACCTCTGGTTGAACGACCAACAACAACTGGTCCGATAGCATCTGATTGCCTAGGTGTGTAAGAGTTATCAATCTCGTTGATGAAAACACCCGGCGACACAAATTTAAAACTATTAACTGGCATTATTATATTTCTCCTTCTGTTGCAACACAAGTTGCTGTGGTTTAATCATATTTAAATAGTAGGTCAGGAACCAAAAGGGTGTTTTTACTTTTTGTTCAGGAAGTGAAAACCAATAATTATTCTAATATTAAGGAACTGTTAAGCGTTGTTTCTACAGGGTATGTTATTTCTACAAAATTTTCATCGATTCTGGCTATTGGACGATCATCATTCTCGCCTTCGCCAATCAAATAACCCAATACTCTGATTGTAACATCGGTCATGAACATACGGCTATCTTCTCCTAAGTTACCGATATTGTTGTTTTGCGAGAAGCTTTGATCGATAAAAGCTTCGTATATGTGGCCGTCTCTTTTCAAAACAAAAGAATTTATCTGTCCTGTTCTTGAAATAAAAGGGGTTACCAATTGATTCATTTGCTGTTGATATTCTGTTTTGATGGAGATCTTATATTCAATATTAACATAAACAGGTATGGGTACACTTAGAGTCTGTATAACTATATTTTTATTTACTCTGGGATAATGCTTCTGTGGAGTTCCTGAAGGATCGGTATAGTTAGCTCTTCTAGTATTACCTACAACAGCAAAGTTTCTGGTTTTATCTTTTACAATTCTACGGGCTATTACAATGCGACCAGATCTGCCATTTAAATCTTGTGAATAAGTATGAGCTTGGAATCCGCCTTTTCGGCTTGGATCCTTAGATACAGTTGTTCTTTCGATACTGATCAAAGGAAGGTTGAGAGCACCTTTGCCATCACGCAAGTCTTTATCGTTCTTTACTTGGAATGTACGTTCTGGTGACACCCACAAAACAGGTACTTTTTTCCAGCCCTCATTGGTGGTCGCTGAAAGTTTTAGATCGTCTGTAAGCCACTCTGTAATCGCATAATCAATGGTTTCCATTGTAGATGCCAACACACCAATTTCTGATAATCTTAAGTCAGTTCCGACTGGCAACATTGTAAAATCAAAATCTTCAGGTAGCATCAAACATCCCCTTACGTGCTCTCTTACATAAAGCAGAAATCTCAAACTCTCGTTGTGCTTGTCCGAACAACAAGCGGGTCTGTGTGAGTTTCATTATCTCATAATAGTTATCGTTGTAAAGAACAAAATCACCTTCTCTTACAAAATTATCTTGGTCTTCTTCTAAACGACGCTTGTGAAAATGAACTGTTATTTCCCAGTTCTTATCTATACCAGCGCCTTCCATATATGATGTACTGAACTCAGTGTTCTCAACTAAAGCATATACACGGACAGGAGGCAAGAAAGTTTTTTCTATTGCCTCTCCATATAATGGATGAAAGTTCGTTGTTTCCAAGTCGATGGGATAATATAATAACTGCTGGCCGATGACCTTTTCGATAAGTTCATCATTGACTTGCTTGACAAGATTTCGCTCCTTCTCTCCCAAGAATAAGGGAGGAGGTGGCGCTGCTGGTCTTTCCCATTCGTTATCAGCCATTTAGTTACCCCACGAAGATTGGTAGCGGAGATTGTCTGAGAGCGTTCGCAGCAGCCTCCGAAATTTCTGCATCAGCTTTGGAGAGATCGATATATCTCATTCTCTGTAGTGTTTCGTTCAGACTATTCTTTAACTGGTCTTGTTCTTCTTTTGCCTGAGATAACAATTCAGAATGATTTAGTGTTACATTCTCACCCGGAATAGGCACTGTTGTAAACTTCCCGCGAATCTGTCCAAGCATCTCTTTGCAAAGTGCAAGAGCATACTTACGAATCCATTGCTTACCGATAGAGTTGATATTTGCATACGGCAAGTTATCGAATGGAATTGTATTAAAGTTATTAATACCTTTAACACCATCTGCGACATCCTCATTTTCCTCCCATCCATCACCTTGGTCAACATAAAAGTTTACCCAGATGCGGCTTAGAGCCGAATCAGAGAAAGCAAACTGATCTGGTGAAGGATAAAGTCTCAACATGTTGTTTTTAATTTCATAGGAATAATGAGAAGTTCTGGTATAAATGGAATCTTCATACATTATTGCTTGTAATTTATTCTGCCATGTTGGTATAATCTCAAATGTAGAATCATCAGCGAACTGACCATAGGTGGAATAGTTGCCTACAACACCAATACCGCCATAGTATCCATAGAACCTCCACATTGCTCTGGGAGACATATAAAATACTTTTGTGATAATGACCCTGTTTCTTCCAACTTTGCCAGCAAAAGGCACAGCATTGCCAGCATCGTCTACACCAGTAGCAGAAGCACCAGAAAGAATAGTCTGTAGGTCATAATCTTGAACACCGACAGTTGGCTTGAAAGAGCCAGAATAGATTGGTACAGTGCCGCCAAACCCGGCAGAGGTAGCGACAGCATCGCCAACCTTTCTAGCATATGAAAATTGATATCTTGGATAGGCAAGATTGACATTCTCAGGGCCGGTCAATCTTTCACCCTTATGATCAAAAGTGCCTGTAGACTGACCAAGAACATCGGAAAGAATATTTTCACTCTGATGTAAATTAACAATATAAGAATATTCTAATACTGCTTCTTCATATGCCGCATAGACATTTGCATTTGTAAGTTCAATGTCAACAACATCTCCACCCAATTTCTTATAGACATAATCAACTTGTGTCGCTGCACCAGTCAAGAACTCATCTGTACTATTATAAACTCCATATGGAACGGCAGCGGCAACAGCAGCAGGATCTCCTGTCGAAGATAAGATTATAGCACTAGTTTGTGAAACTGGATTGAGATTTGTTGGCATTTATATAAATATCCTTACGAAGATTTACGAGTTTTAGAAGAACGACGGCTTCTTGGTTTTTGTTTTACAACTTCTTCTACTTCGGCAACTGGCTCTGGTTCCGGTGCTGGTGGAGCAACCTCAACAACTGGCTCAGGTGCAGGAGCAGCTTTCTGTGCTGCTTGAAGTTTTAAGTGTCTGCGTTTCCGTGGATTCATTTTAAACCACCTCCTTATAGTATACGCTGTAATAAATAGTTATAGAAAAATAAAAAGCCCCTCCGCATGGGAGGGGCTTAGAGGCTACCAATTATTTAAATCAGGAACCAGACTCGCCGAGCAAGCCGCTGACGATAACTAGACCGTACATATCTGGACGAACCATCTGCTTGGCATAGCGAGTCATAACGCCCTTACGTGGGACGAAGTCTTCAGGCCCGAAGATGGTTGGAGTTGTCTGTAGTGGGACGTATGGAGCATAGACATAGCCACTTTCAAGGAAAGAGCTACCGCGACGACCAACTAGGATGACGTTGCGTAGGAAGTAAGGATCGACGATAACATCGAACTTCTTGCTTAGGGAACCAGCCTTGACAGCACCGATGGAACCGCTCTCATCGTCGTGGGTGACGGAAGCACGGAAGCCACTGGTGAACTCAAGGATGTTTGCGACTTCTGGACCGCAGACGATGAAGTTAGCACCGCCACGGAGAGTCTTACGGTGGATCTGAGC